TCTACGAAGAACTCGCATGGTCGGAACCCGATATGTGCCAGAACTGCATCTGGTTCTGCCCATGGAACGGACAGGGATGGGGATGCAGTCACGAAACCGTGTTCGATCTACTCGAGGGCGAGTGCAAGTGCGAGGGGCGGTACTTCAAGCAACGCCGCCCATGGAAGATTGACGGAACTATCGTCTCGCCTTGAGGATCGCAAACTCGCGCAGGATCAGGTTAGCCTCTCTCTCGAAGCCTCGTTGACGCAAGAAGTAAATCACTTCCTCGACCGTCTCCGGCTGCTTCTGCCCAAATCCCCACGGCAATCGCTTTAACTCTTGCTCCCACGCCCCGGGAGGCGATTCGTTATCTACAGCCATGTCATTGATACTCCTATCGTGACCCCTAACGCTACGCCGACCAATAAAGAAATGATCGCGCCGAAATAGCATTCGCTCTGCAATTCGTCAACTTCTTTTTTTAATTTCTCGATGATTGCTTTCTGCTCCGCGATAACCTCGCTTGATTTCTTACTCACCAGTAATCCCTCCCGCCTCTTTTAGCCGCCCACATCGGTGGCGGTACTCGTCGCCATTCATGCCGCATCGTTTCCCGAGTCATTTGAAACCACTTTCGCAGCGCGACGACTATCCCGTAAATCCCTAGCGACGCTAATATCAGTAACAGTAGCCACTTCATATTTTGCTTCTCCGGTTGCGTTGCAGTATTCGCAAGGGTAAAAATCCCCCTCGAAATCTTCTAGCCATAACCTACCTTGGCAGCATGGGCAGTTCATTTAGGCTTTCGCAGTATCTTTCTGCGCCCCGCTCGGCTCATACAAAGCGATTGCAGTTTGCGATGATCGAGGTCGAGTACATCACAAATCCAACGCATCGATCCTTTCTCATGTGAATCAGAAAAAATCCAATGCGCGGCCCCGCCTCTTTCCCCTCGGTGTTCCATCTCTGCGATAGCGTGCTTCAGTACCGCAGCCCATAGCCGTCGATACGGCGTGTCATCGATTACCTTTTCCACTTTGTCTCTCCGTTTCATCAGTTCCGGGTTCATACACAAAATGCGAACAATCCAAGTTCGCTAACCAATCCCATAGCCGACACCATAACTTACCCTGCTTATCGACCGACCATTTACAGGAAAAGCAAGTCAAGCGATGCCCTCCTTCCGTAGTTGTGCAATCGTTCTCGCCATGCCTTCAAGGTGAGCAAGACGAACATAGTCTCTATCGAGGTCGGTATGCGACCGACGATCAATCGCATCGTGGCAGGACGAGCAAGCCCATGCGCCGAGTAGATCGTCAGCCTTGATCCCCATTCCGCTCAACCCTGCCATGCGAATATGCGCAAGCACGGTCGTCTCTGGGTTGTGGTTACAAATATCGGGAAGCCTGACCATGCAGGGGCGACCTTTTGCTGCGTTGCGTAGGTTCATAAAAACTTTAGGAACTCCGGCCCTATCTCTCTCGTATGCTCTGGATCGTAACTACTCGGTACGGCTAGGCTCCACGCCTTGTCGTAGTCGAGATACCCGTAGATGATGACCTGTCGGCACTCCGGCATGATCGGCTTCGCCACGAATAGTACTAGACCCTGCCCGAGTTGCTTCTTTCTGACTGCCGCAGTCTCTTTCGTGCGAAGTCGCCTCACCTCGATATTCGTCCCAACGTCTGCTGCCTTGCGATACTTGCCATGCTCGCTACGGTGCCAAACGTGGCCCGACCAGAACCGATTGGCATACTTGGCTACGGCTAACTCCGCAACGCACGCTGCGACCTGTGCCGTCCTGTCATCTTCCATACGATCTCGCTTGTAATACGCCGCATCAGGGTTTCCCCAGTTCTCGATATACCGTCTCGCGCCAACGTGAGAAGCCCATTCGTATTCCCATGGATTCAGATCAACAACCGGTCTATCCATAGTTCGGCTCCGGTATGACGATGCCCATATTCGCGCACCGTTGGCTAATCTGTTCTAGGTACTCCATAAACTCCGAGCGCGTCATTCTCGACGTTCGCTTTAGCGGTCGTAGTCGCTTACGCCCCATGCCTTCGAGCGTCTCCCATCCGTAGATTTCCCCGAGGAAGTATTCGTGCAAGTCATCGGCTAGCCATCCTCGAAGCATCTCGCCTCCCGCCTCTAGGATCGCCGGATACACCACGCCCCATAGGTAGGCATTCTGCTGATTCGTGCGCGGCTTCTTAAATTCTTCGACCGTGACTTGCCACGCCTTCGACTCGTCGATATCTCGCACAAGGACAGCCACCGCTTGCGCGATGGCCTCCTTGCTTGTGCGTTTAGGGAATATACGTCTCATCTGCGCTACCTGACCTCACGCGACCGTGCCTCTCCAGACTCCGCCATATCTGCCAAAATCCACAACACCCCGCCGCGCCACATCATTCCATCCGTTCCTGATCTGACTCACCTTATGGCTGCATTTTAAACCGTTCCCCGCCGGATCTAATCTGCCGTTCCCGATCCGACCGCAACATACCTCAATCACCGATCCACGCCTCATCTGTCGCATCTAACCTTAAAGAATGATTCTCTATGCTGAATCATTAACTAACACGATGCTCTATCCGCTCATGTATCGAGCGAACAGTCGTTAGTAAATTTTCGATTTCTGCCTCCATTTGGAGAGCAGAAGCAAGATGTCTGGCTCGCTCAAGCATCGATGCTACTCGAGAAAATTCTTGCAACAACGCTTCTCTCGCTAGTTCTTCATCGTTTCTTAATCGATTGAGCGACACATAACCTTGTGACTCTTTTGCAGCATTCGGATCACGCACATAAAAAACAGTTGAGATCGTTCTTGATTCTGTTTTTATTTGTACCTTGACGCTCGAAATGAGTTTGCGTGCCTGATAAAGCCGGAACGAATGAGCCGCTTCGGTATCATCCCAAGTAAAAGCATCATGCAACACCGACTCTGGATTTTTTGCAGCCTCGATAACGGCCTCTGGAGTTAAAACCCCAGAAGCCGCCTCGATTTCCTGCAGGGCTTTGAGTTTAATGTTTTCCATTACGCTACCACCTTGAAGCCGCGACGATTCACTTCGGCTTTATACCAAGAGAGAAGATCAGCAGACTGATCGTCATAAGGCACAGGATTCTGTAACGCTTCGTCCTGTACTTCTCGGCCCTCGCTCATCAGCGAGATAAACTCTGGATCATCGGCAGAGCAAAGCCTATATCGTCCATACGATCCAGAACCTTTCTCTACTCGCCAATCGCCTATTCCGGCCGTTACGCCTCCGGCTGCAAGACAGTTAGCAACACTAGTTGCATTAAGCATCGGGCGAGCAAACTTGATCGTCAGCGAACAAGCCCACTTTGGCACGATTGCCCTTGTGCGAACGTCTGGTGTGCGGTTGATGTCAGCGGATCGAGTGACGGCCATAAATAACTGCGGCGTTCCGTAAACATCTAAACGATCATCTTGCACATAAACTAATCGACCCATCTGGGCTTTCTTCGCCCCTGGCAAATCAAGAGCAGCAACCATCATCGCTTTCTTAAACATCACAGATGGAAGTTGCAAACGAGTCGGGCCGTCATTGACTGCAACATAAGGTGAATCTCGATATTCGCGTAGAACATCGTGCTTCACAGATGATGCTTTTTCGGCTGCTGTCTTTTTGCCTTTAGGCATAAGCAATTCTTGTGCGCCTTTATTCGTCATGCGGTTATAGATTAGCGGCGATTCGCCAATAATGCAGACGTTTAACTCGCCTTGTGAAATTTCTAGGATTTGAATTTCAGATTCAGTTTGCTTTTTCATTCGTTTATTTCCCGTATTAGTTGTAGGTTCCGGCTGTTGCTACGGGGCCGGTCTCCGTGAGAGATACATAGCAACTATGCTCCGATGACTCAAAAAGGAATGTTGTCGTTAAATTCGTCTTGCTCAACAGGCGCTTTATTACGAACCGGAGAATCTTTTTTCGCCTCTACCGAGAGGCTCAAGAACTTATCGCCCGTTTTCTTGCTCTCCTTGATCCACGCGGAGAGGTTGTATTCCTCACCGCCGACATTCAACGAGCCGCGATACTGCGGTCGCTTCGGGTTGCCTTGCGGGTCATTCTTAAAGAGAACGCCACGGTTGGTGTTGTCGTATTGCTTTTCCATTACTTTGTTTCCTTGGCTATGCGTAAATAGGCTTTGATCGCTGACCTTTCTCTCGATGAAAGAGCATCGCTAACGGCGATATAGAGGTCGTGATCTGTACTGATCCGCTCATGGACGGCGCGAACGGCTAGCGCGATCTCTTTTTCCTCTGCGTCGAGATCGAACGCTTGCTTAAAATCCGCTATGAACTGCTCCTTCTTTTTCTGATCGATGTTCTTACCTAGATCGCCTCGCGGATCGACGGTAATACTTCTCGGATCGCCGGTAATACTTTTTGAATCGCCCCGACCTTGTGCTGCCTCTGCATCATCATCGGTCTGATAGACCCCGACCAATGCAGCGAGGGCGTAACGTCTCGCATACGAGATACCCGACCCCTGACTCTGTGCGGTCGCGTCTTTCGTCAGGATAGGCATATATCCTCGTATCCACTCCCCGCTACTGTGCGCGAGTGTGGTAACGAGCATCGTGCCGTGTCGCGTCGGCTGCGTGGTCTGAATTACCGACAAGCCGTTAGAGGTAAGAGGCTTGCGACAAGCATTCCAGACCGACTCCAGATCGGCGTACTTGCTCTTAAAAAACGGGTTAGCCGAATCTTTAACGGCTCCCGTTATATCTGCTTGCGCCTTGGCTAGTGCAGCCGCTAGCGCACCAATCGTTTGTGATTGATTCACTTTTTTACTCCGTTGACTTTGTTTAGGATTTCTTCGATCTCGCGCAAACAAGTTTCTAGGGCTGCGGAGAGGCGTCGGTTCTGCCTCGCGTCAATCGTTAGACTCTCGTTCGCGGATTCTTTAAGACGCTGCATTCGCATCTCGAATTCGTATCGGGCTTCTTCTTCGGCTTTCTGCCAGAAATCATCGTTGCTCATGTGTCTCTCCTGCGCATGAGTGACCATCGCAAGGTTCGACGATTGCAGCGATTAGGAAAACGAGAAGGATGATGGCGATAGCGGGCCACACCGATTGTTTATTCGTAGTCATGTGATTCTCTCCACTGGTCGAACGCAAGGTCTGCGATGTAGTCGGACTCGGATGCAACGATCTCCGGCGCATACTCCGACAACCAATCATCAAGTTTAGAAATCAAAGCGACCTTCGAGATAGGCGGTAGGTCGTCGATCCTAACTTCGATCTCGACCATATCGCCGCCGATGCTGACGATAGTTACCGCATCGAGCGAGTAGGTGTAGGCATCTTCGCCATCGCCTAACACTTCGATATCTACAATCGCTTCGGCTTCTACACCGAGCAACGGGAATGTGATTACGGGTTCGGCTTTCATAGTAGATGCTCCCCTCTGCGACGAGCCTCGCGTACTTCTCCGATGTATTCCTTCACGATCTCGATGCAGTTTTGATAGTCGTGATTGCTCATCGATAACAGATCAGCCTTGATGCGACACGGCACATAGTCCTGACCAATTCCGACCGATTTCTCTGGGTAGTACCCGAGCAACCAAACCTCGCTGATGTCGATGGTTTCCCAGTTGTCCTCGGAGTCGTACTCGAAATCGATCTCAACTTCCCAAACTGTGCCGAGTAAATAGAGCCTTACGTCTGCGGTTGCCATATAACCTCCGGTGAGGGGCGGCTTATGCCGC